AAAGTTACAGAGTAAGTGTTTCCAGATTTACCTAAATCTTTTCTGGTTGAGATCCAGATACGTTTGGCAAAAAGTTCTCTGGCTTTTTCCCAGTCACCATCAACAGCCCAAGATACCCATTGTTGAGTGTTGGTGTATCTTTCAAGACCAGTGTTCCATACAATGAATTTAGAAGGATGGTTGAAGTTAAGTCTGTATTTTTCGTTTTCATTACCGTAAGTTTCATCACCAGTGAATTGAACTTGTTCGATCAAGTATTCATGAGCAGCTTGAGCGAATCTTTTTCTTTCTTCGGAATCAAGGTAGATGTAGTCAATGAGTAAGTAAGCATCTTTCATTTTGTTGTTACCAACACTTGGTTCTTCTGATCCGTAGTAGTTGATCAAGTGGCATGCTTCTCTGAGTTTGAAGGTAACTCTGACATCGTGGTATTGTAAAGCAATTAATGGTAAAGCAAGACCGTTGTTTCTGTTGAACCAGAATTTAAGTGGGACGTACATGGTGTAGTCTTTGTCGGCGTCACCAGCTGGGTTAGCTGTGGTTCCGATTCTTGTTAATTCAGGAACGTTACCGATCATTCTGTTGTGGGCTACATCGTGGCAGCAGTTTCTGGTTAATTCAGACCAGACATTGAGCCAATCACCGTATTGTTCGTCAATCTTGGATCCACCGACTTCAACTTTGACGTTTTCAATCATGGCGTATCCGAGTTTGCTGACCCAGCCATAGTCGGTTCTTTCACCTTTGCCGAGGATAGCAACTAAGTACATGTGGCTGATTAAGTCACCGTTTCTGTTGACGTTGCAAGTGATAGTTCTGCCGAATTCAGCAGCACCTTGGAAAGTTTGTTGGATTGGTTCTACAGAGAAATTGGTGTGTCTTCTGTAGACAACTTTGAAAAAAGTAATTTGTGGTTGGCCAGTAAGATATACATCTTGGGCACCGTAGGCTACGAGTTGCATTAAACCTCCACCCATATTATTATATAATTAATATAAGAAAATAATTTTTAAAATAAAAATTTACAAATTTTCTTAAATATTTTTTTAAAAATTAAAAATCATATAATTTTTAAAATATTTTATATAATTTCTTAATGTTTTTGTCAGTAATATACTGTTTATCAAAATATTATTTATATTTGAAATATTAAATAAGTATCGATAATTATAGTTAATTTAAATAACTCTTTCCAGAATTAATTGGTCTAAACGCAATAAAATAATGAAAATATATCAAATTATCAAAATTCTTACTCAATAATGGCAGTAGAATATAAGAATTTAGAAGAATGTAGTTTACACCTGAATAATGGTGGTTTAGTAGCATTTCCAACCGAAACTGTTTATGGATTAGGTGCAAATGCATTAGATGAAAGTGCAGTAAATGACATATTTAAAATGAAAGAAAGACCTAAAACAGATCCGATAATTATTCATATTCATTCTTTTGATCAAATTTATAATTTAATAGATGTTTCATTTGAAGATTTATCAGTTTTAAGAAAAATATCAGATAAATTTTGGCCAGGTCCATTAACTGTATTAGTAAAATCTTCAAAAAATATACCAAAAAATGTTACAGCAGATTCACCGTATGTTGGAATAAGAATACCTGCAAATGATACAGCTTTAAGTTTATTAAAGGAATCAAATATACCAATTGCAGCACCTTCTGCAAATAAATTTGAACATATTAGTCCAACAAATTCAATTCATGTTGAAAGAGACTTTAAAAATAATCATAATTTAAATAATCCATTATATATTTTATCTGAAAATAATGAAAAATCAAAAATTGGCATTGAATCAACAATACTAAAATTGGATTTTGAATCAAATAAATTTACAATTTTAAGACCAGGTTATATTACATTTGATGAAATACAAGATCTATTCTCAGAAGGTAAATATAAAATAGATATAAATATTAGTTATAAAAATAAAAATGATAACATGGATTCTTCCGGACAATCAATCAAACACTATTCAACTAACTGTCCAACAACATTGCTTGAAATAACTAAATTAATTTCATTAGAAGATTTACCAATCAACAAAAATATCGCAATTATTGATATAGCCAATAAATGTTATCATTTGAGAAACAATTTAGACTATTATGACAATATATCTTTGGATAATAGCGTTGATAGTTTAATGTTTAATTTTTATTGTGTTTTAAGAAAGTTTGAAAGTTATAATGAAGATGAAAATATTAAAATGTTATATTTGGTAAGTCTAAGTGATGTTGAAATAAAAGTAGAAGAATTTAATAAGTATCAATCATTATATGATAGAATGTACCGATCCGCATCAGGAAATTTTTTTAAAATATAGTTTAAAGATTAATTTTTAAAAAATAGAATATTTTAAATGAATAAAATAAATTTAGTATTAGATTTAGATGAGACATTGATTAATACTTTACAATTTAATTTCAATAACAATAAAACCACAAATTTAGATTTTTCTAATAATTCAACTATTGGAATAATAAATTTACCAAACTATCTTTCTATTGTATTTCTTAGACCATATTTAAAAAGTTTTTTAGTTTTTTGTTATAAATATTTTAATGTAAGTTTTTGGACTGCAGGTAGTAGTTTATATTGTAAAGAGGTATTAAAATTAATATTAACAGAAGATCAATATGAAAATACTCAAATTATTTTAGCAAAAGAAGATAAATGTTACATAGAATTAAAAACAAATAAAGTTTTTTATTGTAATCATGATTTAAAAATAGGAAAAGATCTTAGTATTATTTGGGAAGATGATAATCTTGGATTTTTTTTTAGACCAAATAATACTTTGATTATAGATGATAATTCTTTTGTCATAAATGAAAATCCACAAAATTCGGTAAGGATAAATCCTTTTTCACAAAAAACAAAAGATGATAGGGTACTATGTCAATTAAGTAATTGGTTAAATATGTGTAAAGATGTTGATGATGTCAGATATCTTGACAAAGAACTAGTTATAATTCCTGATAACTGTTCTATATTGGAAATATAAGATATTTAAAGTAAATTTGTGTTAAATAGTAATGTCTAATTTTAAGATTAAAAAGAAAAAAAAAGAAAAATTAGAGTTTCGAGATTCAACAACCTTAGACAAAAAACACAAAGAACATTCTAAATCATTCAGAACTCAAAAAGATAGTCTTCCTGAAAAAATGATGAAAGTAGAAAAATTAGAACAAGAATTAGAAATAATAACTCGAAATAAAACTATATATACTGATAAAGAGTTAGAAGTAAAAGCAAATTTATTAAATAAACTAGATGTTTTAAGATCAGAAATAGATTCTATAAAAGTCAATAAGAACGAATTAGATTACTATGATAAAACAGGAGAAATTATTTTCAAGTACTATAAATTAAGAGATGAAAAAAAGAATGAATTTTCAGAAACAAAAAACATAATTGATTATTTTAATAGAAAGAAAAAAAATGAGGATTCAAAGAAAACTTCTAGAACTAAACTTTTTGATCAATATTGTCAAAGAATTGATGGTACTAGAACATTAAAAGACGATGGTAGTAATAGAATAAAATATTGTGCCGAATGTAAAATTGAAAAAATATTAGATGCTGGTGAATCTAGCTATGTATGCCCACTTTGTGGTGATAGCGAAGAAATTATTCTTGATGAAGATAGACAAATAAAAGAGTATTCTCCTTATAAAAGAATCAATCACTTTAAGGAATGGATCAATCAATTTCAAGCGAAAGAAACAACAGAAATACCAGAAAGTATATTTTTAGAGATAATAAAAGAAATAAATAAGAATAGAATAAAAGATCTTAAAAAACTGGATAGAGATAAAATGAAACAAATTTTAAAAAAATTAGGATATAACAATCTATATGAACATATACCTTATATTGTAAATAAATTAAGTGGTCTAGCCCCTCCTACAATAAGTAGACACGTAGAACTAAAATTCATTGATATGTTTTCTAAAATACAAGATCCTTGGGAAACTCACAAACCATCTGGAAGAAAAAATTTCTTATCTTATTCTTATGTCCTACATAAATTTTGTCAATTATTAGAATTAGATCATTTACTATCAAGTTTTCCCTTATTAAAATCAATCAAAAATCTTAAAGAACAAGAAGAAGTATGGGAAAAAATATGTAAAAGCTTACGATGGGAATTTATATCTTCAATATAAATATTTGCCTATTTCACATCTTTAATTTAATTAAGTTTTATTTAAGTTGAAGATTCGTTCAATTAAAGAAAAAATTAATAATAATAATAGATGATAAAACATTGTATTTTTAATAATTGTAATTGTAAATTTATGAAAATAAATAAGTCAACTAAACTATGTTCATGTAAACATGCTAAATGTTGGCATGTAAAAGCAAAGCATTTTGGCACACTCAGTAAAACTGAGATATCGCATATAAAAGCAAAGCATTTCAGTCCACGAACTAAAAAGAATAATATTTCACAGTTTTTATCTGATAGAAGTTTTGCGAGAAAACCATATTACATATTTGTATTACCTCCTCCTATTGAAGCTAATATAAATGAAATGAACTATTGCAATAATTTTGAGGATTTACCTGCATAATTTTTAAATTAATTTATAAAATATATTATATAATTTAATTTAATATGAATATAATAAGAAGTATATCTGTATTAATATTATTTTTTGGAATAATAATATTAACAATATATATTACAAGATCATATACTTTAGATCAAAATCTTAAATCAGCTCCAAAAAAACAAACTATTCATGATATCTATTTGAAAAAGAAATCAGAAAGACCAAGTAAAGTATTTGATAAAATGTTTACTGATTCTTCTG